TAGCTCACAATGGGATAGGTTATGACTTCCCTGTTCTCACCCTGTTATATGGATATGAGTTTAAAGGTAAGAAGGTTGACACCCTTCTCATGTCAAGGCTACAAGACCCTCACAGGTATGTCCCTTTTAACTGCCCTAATAAGAAGGTGGGGCCGCACTCAGTAGAGGCTTGGGGATACAGATTGGGTAGAGGTAAGCCAGAGCATAACGATTGGTCTCAGTTCTCAGAGGAAATGTTACATCGTTGCGATGAGGATGTAGAGATTCAGGAGATGATCTACAACTATCTCCTAGAGGAAGGTAAAGGATTCTCTTGGAGAGCCGCACACATGTCCACCTTCAAACTGTTCGAGATATTGCAGATGCAAGAACAGTATGGATGGTTAGTAGACAGAGCGTACATGGATAAGTCCCTTCGTATGCTAGAGCATTGGATAGACCGTATTGATAGGATACTGGTGCCTACCCTTCCTCTAGTTCTTCAGGTAGATGAAATTAAAAAGAAAGGAGAATACAATTATATTAAGAAACCTTTTAAAAAGGATGGGACATATAGTAAGTCTTGTTTGGCTTGGCTTTCAAATAACGGCCTTCATACTGACAGCTGTATTATTGGTGGTAGGTTTACCCGTATCAGCTTTCGTCTTGTTAATCTCTCTAGTAACTTAGAGACTAAGCACTACCTTCTAGCCGAAGGTTGGGTTCCTGATAAGTGGAATACGAATGAAGCAGGAGAGAGGACAAGCCCTAAGCTGTCCCATGATGATCCCTTCTTAGGAATCACTAGTGGGGTGGGTAGGTTGATAGCTAGACGTGTTCAGTGTAGGCATAGACACTCACAGATAACGGGATGGTTGGATAAGATCAGGGAGGATGGTAGACTGTCTCAAGTTATCTCTGGAATAGCTGATACCCGTAGACTCAAGCATAAGGTTCTTGTGAATGTACCAGGAGGTAATGCCTTCTTCGGTAATTGGATGCGTAAGATATTCATAGCTAAGGAAGGGTACAAGATTGTAGGGACTGATGCTGATTCCTGTCAACTGAGGATGTTAGCTGCAAGGATGGGAGATGAAGCCTATCAGAATGCCATCATCAATGGTAGTAAGAAAGACGGTACAGATATTCATACGGTAAACAGGATAGCTGCTGGTCTATACACAAGGGCACAAGCTAAGACATTCATCTATGCTTTCCTCTTTGGAGGAGGTGACTACAAGATTGGCACTATCGTAGGAGGAGGTAAGAGAGAAGGAACTCGGCTAAAGCTAGAATTTCTAAGAAAAATTCCTGCTCTAAAAACATTAATAGATGAGCTTACAGCAGAATGGAGGAAGAATGCTAAGAGACGTAGAGGTAAGTGGGGATTAGAATGGTATGATGGTTGGATGGTTGGATTAGATGGTAGTAAGATTAAGATAATGTACGAACACACTGTGTTGGTGTACATGCTACAGTCTGACGAAGCTATTATGATGCAGAATGCTCTTCTGTTCTTTCATAAGGAGATAACAAGGAGAGGTTATACACACGGAGTTGAATATGGATATGTAGCGCAGATGCATGACGAATTCAGTATAGAGGTTAGGGAAGATCTAGCTGAAGAGTTCGCTGAAGTGTCAGCTAAGTCTATAAAGACAGCTGCGGAGTATTTAAATATAGCTTGCCCTCACGAAGGAGAAGCTAAGATAGGAGATAATTGGTATGATGTACACTAAAGAAGAGGTTAGTAAGATGGTTAAAAATGCTTATGGAGAAGGATGGCATGATAGAGAGGGTTGGTCAAGAGATAGAGTATCTGAGGAGTCCTTCCTAGAAGCCTTCGAGTCGTCTGATACTATAGGCGAGTTAAATAAAATGATGAGAGGAGAATAGTATGAAACACACTGATGAAAGTAAAAAGGTTATGGAAAGGATTGAAAGGGCATACTCAGAAGGTTGGAGGGATAGAGAGCAGAGGGATAAAACAGCATCACCGCATGAAGACTACGAGGAAGATTATCGTAACTCGTACACTAAACAAGTAATAGATAAACTAGGAGAATAGTATGGGATTAAATGCAAGTAAGGTAGATAGTGGTAACAATCGTACCCCTATAGAGCTACTAGACGAGGGGAATTACATGGGCAGGGTGGTACAGGTCTTAGACTTAGGCTTACAACCACAGCGTCCTTACAAAGGAGAAGAGAAAGGACCAGCTCAAGAGGTCATGCTAACGTATGAGCTTGGCACTGAGTTCTTAAAGGATGAAGAAGGGTTAGAGCTTAAGGATAAACCTCGTTGGTTATCAGAGACCATCCCTCTTCGTCATATAGATATGGATTTGGCTAAGAGTACTAAGCGAATGAAAGCCTTTGATCCTACTAACCAATTACAAGGAGACTTCACTGAGGTGGTAGCTATGGCTTGTACCATCACTGTAGGTAAGTGGGTGAGTAAGCAAGACAACACTAAGACAGGTAATAATGTATTAAACATCACACCTGCCATGAAGGGGATGCCTGTACCTGAGCTGGTTAACCCTCCTAAGGTGTTTGATTTAGATCAGCCTAACATGGAGATCTTCGGTAGCCTTCCTCAATGGGTACAGGATAAGATCAGTGGTAATCTAAACTACCAAGGTAGTGCGTTACAGGAAGAGCTAGAGGGTGTGGCTAAGGAGCCTGAAGACCCTAAGGTAGACGATAGCAACAGTCCTTACTAATGCGTGCTCTAATTGATGCAGACATTCTTCATTACGAAGCTGCATTCGTAGGGTCTGATAAGGAGACAGGAGAAATACATAGCTTTGATTATGTAGAAGCCATCTTCCTTAACAAGATACAAGAGATACTTACTGCTGTAGGAGCAACGTCATATACGTTGTTTCTTACAGGGGAGGGTAACTTCCGATATGATGTAGCTACCGTGAAGCCTTATAAGGGGACAAGACTCCCTGATAAACCTTTTCACTATAACAATCTTAAAGCTTACATCCTTAGCTTACCTGAGACGGTACTGTGTGAAGGATACGAAGCTGATGATGGTATGGCTATAGCTCAGACAAAGGAGACAGTAATATGTACTAGAGATAAGGACTTGAGGCAAGTACCTGGTTTACACTATGGATGGGAGATAGGATTACAGCCTGAGTTTCCCTTACAATATGTTGATAAGCTGGGTAAGCTCACCCTCACCACTACGTACACAGAGGAGGGAAAGGTAAAAGGTAAAAACCTTAAAGGAACTGGCCTTAAGTTCTTCTACTCTCAGCTTGTCTCAGGAGACCCTGTAGACAATATTCCTGGTATCCCTGGCTTAGGTATTATTGCTGCCTATGAAGCTCTTACAGACGCTCTCAGTGAGTCTGAGCTATACTCTGCTGTACAGGGTATGTATGAGAAGAAGTATGGAGAGGAATGGGAAGAAAGAATGACAGAACAAGCTTACCTTCTATGGATGGTAAGAGAATTGAACCCTGATGGTTCACCAATAATGTGGGAATATAAAGATGGGATTTAATATAGAGAGTTTCTTTCTCTTCTTAGTAGAAGACTTAGAGGACCTTAGCATACGTTTAAACGACGCAGGAGTGGATAGACTATTAAAGGAGGTTAAGTTTCAGCAGGCATACGCTAAAGATTGTGGGATAATTGAGACTATTAAGCCAAATAACTAAAAGGAAAAGATAATGAGCGAAGAGTATAAAGGTAAGAGTATAGTAGAGATGGCAGAAGAAGCGGAGATGCCTATAAGAGACTTCACGGAGCAGTTGATTAAGGCACTTGTATCTATAACATCTATTACAGACAAAGAAAAAGGCATCTCTCTTCTGGTATCTACAAAGGATATAGGTAACTGGTCGCTAGAGATTGCCCCTGTAGAAGAAGAGGAGGAAGCAGATGGCAGGAAAGAAGACGAGGAATAATGGACAATGGACTGAAGCACGATATAACTCTTTCATTAAGGGAGCACTTAGATACGCATGGTGTAAGTGGGGACCTAATAACAACTGTAAGAGAGCAGCTCGTGTAGAGAGAGGGATCTATCTGTGTAGTGGATGCAAGGAGAACGTACCAGCTTCCATCTTAGTTGATGGACGAAGAAAGAACAACATATTTACTGACCATATAGAGCCAGTAGTTGATCCTCACAAAGGATTCTTAAGTTGGGACAGCATTGTAGAACGTATGTTCGTAGAGGAAGATAAGCTACGAGTGTTATGCACAGCATGTCATAAGGAAGCGACAGATGAAGAAAAAAGAATAACAAAAGAGAGGAGAGATAATGAGAAAGATAGTGGATGAGTTTAAAGGAGTGCGTTTATTTAATGATATTGAAGACGAAGCGTTACGTAACGGTAATCGTGCTGTTGTAATGGCAAATATCTTTGAGGACAATGTTAACAAAGAAGGAAAGGTAACTGATAAAGGCTCTGCCTTATTGATTGGTTACTTCGGTTGTATCAAAGAAGAAGAACGCAAGGGAGTTTACAGCAGAGTAGAAGCTGAACTAAAGAAACGTGGATATACAGAGGAGAAATAAATGTCAGTACACCCAACACCTAAGAAGAAGAAAACCGTACCTAAACCTGCTAAGAAGAGAACTTAATGGACTATTTAGGTATTAATATACATAAGGAAGATCCTGCATACGTAAATGAATTCAGTAAGAGTTTATTCTCTGGGTTCTATTTACGTGAGGGGGAGACAATTCCTGAAGCATTAGCTAGGGCATCAGTTGCATTCAGTGCAGGTGATAATGATCTAGCACAGCGTATCTATGATGCTGCATACAAGGGCTGGTTTATGTTTGCCAGCCCTATCTTAAGTAACGCACCGCTTCCTGGTGAAAAGGTGAGAGGTATGCCCATCAGCTGCTTCTTACAATACATTGGGGACAGTATTAAGAGTCAGGTAGCAGCCACTAGTGAGATGGCTCACCTGTCTGTACTGGGTGGAGGTGATGGATTGCATAACGGTATTCGTGCTACGAGTGATAAGGCTCCAGGGCCTATCCCTTACATGAAAACCTTAGATGCAACTATAGGTTACTACCAACAAGGCAGAACACGTAGAGGAGCGTGTGCCTACTACATGGATGTAGATCATCCTAGCATCATAGAGCACATTAAGTTTCGTATACCTGGGGGTGACTCCTCTCGTAAGGCTACCAATGTTAAACAGTTCCACACAGGTGTCAATGTATCTCAAGCATTCATAAATGCTATTGAAGAAGATATGCCTTGGGAACTGATCTGCCCTCACACTAAAGAGGTGAAGGAGGTGGTTAAGGCTAGGGATATATGGGAGACCATCCTAGAGACACGAGCCTTAACAGGTGAGCCTTACATCTTCAAGATTGATACAGCTAACGAGGCTATGCCTCAGTCTCAGAAGGATAAGGGATTACGTATCAACGGTAGCAACATCTGCATAGAGATCACTCTTCCTACTAGCGAAGAGCGTACAGCTGTATGCTGTCTAAGTAGTTTGAATGTGGAGCTATACGATGAATGGAAAGATACGTCATTGGTTGCGGATCTCACCGAGTATCTGGATAACGTGCTTAGTTATTTTATTAGCCATGCGCCTCCAGAGCTATCAAAAGCCATATTCTCCGCTTCTCAAGAGAGAGCAATCGGTATCGGAACAATGGGCTGGCATTACTACCTCCAACGTAAAGGCATTGCCTGGGAAACAGGAGGAGTCCACAGTGCTGTACAGCACAGCCATAAGATCTACTCTGATATTAAAGAGAAAGCTAAAGTAGCAAGTTACTTCTTAGGATCGGAACGAGGGGAGGCTCCTGATATGGTAGGCACTGGTCTTCGTAATAGCAACCTATTAGCTATCGCTCCTAACAGTAACAATGCTGTACTCTTACAGACCTCTCCTAGTATTGAGCCTATCAGCTCTAATGCTTACTCACATACAACTCGTGCTGGTACATTCTTAGTTAAGAATAAGTACTTAGCGAAGTTCTTAGAAGCACACGCTGAGTTTAAGGAAGAGGGATGGTTAAGAGATCAATGGGATAGTATTATCAAGGAAGAAGGGTCTGTTCAGCACCTCTCCTACTTGACTGATATGGAACGTGCGTTGTTTAAGACAGCTAAGGAGATAGATCAACATTGGATTATAGAACTAGCGGAGAATAGACAGAAGTATATATGTCAGAGTCAGTCTCTTAACTTGTTCTTCGTCTCAGGTTGTGACAGGGGGTATATGAATAGTGTACACATGAAGGCTCTACGCTCACCTAGTATTAAATCATTGTACTACTGCCGTATGAGTAAGGAATCTGGAGCTGATATAGTCAGAGAGGTGGAGCGTAAAGCTCTTAAAGATTGGAATACAGAGGAGTGTGTATCATGCTCAGGATAAATAAATGGGTCTATTAGAATACAGTGAGGTGTATGATCCAGTCTACCATGACTTGATAGACATCACCATGAAACATGAGAGGTCTCATTGGACTGAAGATGAGATAAAGCTACAAACAGACATAGAACAATGGAATACAGGAAAGATCAGTGACAAAGATAAACACATCATTAAGAACATCCTACTACTCTTCACCCAATCCGATGTCAATGTTGGGCAAGGCTATTACGATGTTCTCATCCCATACATTAAGAACAACGAAGCAAGAAACATGCTTGGATCGTTCGCAGCCAGAGAGGGTATACACCAGAGAGGCTATGCCTTGTACACCGACACTCTGGGATACGATAAGACCTTCTACTCGCAGTTCTTAGATATACAGGTGATGAGGGAGAAGCATGAGTTTATGATTGAGCGTAAGGGTAATGGGCATAAGGACTTTGCCCAGTACCTAGCTAAGCAGTTGTTGTGTGAAGGTGTAAGCCTCTTCGCTATGTTTGCTATCTTGCTTAATTATGATAGACAAGGGATACTACCTGGTATGTGTGACTTGAATCGTTGGTCTTTCACTGACGAAAGTATACACATAGAGGGGAACTCAGCTCTCTTCCGTCACTTCCTAGATGAACATCCAAGGATAGTTAATGACGAGTTCAAGCAAGAGATCTACTCTTGTGCTCGTACACTGGTAGACTTAGAAGATAGGTTTATTGATAGGGTGTTTGGAATGGGAGGTGCCAAGGACTTGACAGCAGAACAGGTTAAGGAATACATCCGTTATGTTACGGACTATCGCTTAACACAACTAGGCTTGAAACCTAACTGGGGGATTAAACAGAACCCACTTGAGTGGATTGACTGGATCATGGGTAATCAATTCGGTAACTTCTTTGAACGCACCATAGTTGATTACAGTAAAGCTAATTTAACAGGAGAATTTAAAAATGGCTATTAATGAATATATTAATGAGTATAAGATTAAACAAAAATACATAAGAGCTGTAGAGTGGACAGGAAAGAACTTTGATGAGATATGTGAGCTTAATCGAGGAGAGGTTATTATGGGATTATCAGTAGAGAAGAATGGAGACCAACCAGAGATTTGTATAGGGTCTAATGTCTTACCTGAAGGAGTAGGTACTATCTTCTATAAAAGCGTAGACGGTGGGAGGTTATATACATCGAGTCGTGAACTCTTCGAGGAAGAATATGAACTAGCATAAGGAGAAAGGGGCGTAAGCCCCTTATTCTTTACATCTCCCCTAAGATCTTCACCCTCTCGTCTATCCTCCCTAAAGTAACCTTCATCTCATTAAGCGTCTTTAAACCTGGTTCAATCTTCTCAGTCTGTGCTTGTAATACAGCTATATCACTTTGGTTGTCAGCATAAGTCCCACCTACTGTCCCTAATACAACTGCAAAACCAATGGCTGTTGGCAATGAAATATCCATCTACTCTTCTCCTGCTTCTAGTTGCTCTGCTGTAACGGGTGCTCCAAAGATCTGCTCTTGGAACTCTTCCCAAACTTTACGGTAATCAGTAGACGCAGACAAGTGTGCAGATATTCTTATCATCTTATTCACTTGAGGGGCTACCACCCTATTCATCCTCTGAACTTGTAATGCCATCTGTGCTTTGTTTTTATTCTCATTACCTTCTTGCGTAAGAACGAATGTAACACCACTTCCCCTAAACACAGGCTGAGCTAAGTTAGACATCTGTGTTCTCCCTACACCTCCACCACGACCTCCTGCCAGAACAGTGTTAATAACAACTTGCTTAGACATCTCCTCACGAATCAAAGGAATCAATACACTAGAATACTGAATCTCCATAATATTCTGAGCTTGTGCCATTGCATCAACATCTAATCCCTGTTTCTCCTTCTCCATATACCTTCCAGTTGAAGGAGTAGCTATGAAATCTGCTAACTCATTATAATCTGAAGGACTATCAACAGCTAGAGCATAAGCATTGATAGAACGAAACATGTTATTCAGGTTATTATCTACCTGTTCTTTATGCGTTTCATTGTCAATCTTTATAGCACCATTGAGTTGATCGTTAATACCTTGTTTCACCATTGAGAGGTAAGACATTACATCCTTTTTACCCTGTTCGCTAGGGGTTGTAAGGACAGGAGGGGCCTCTATACCAGGTTTCTCTTGACCCTGCCCCATCAGGGCTAAAGCAGCTTCTTCTATAGGGAGAGCTAAGGTGGTTGATGTAGGGAACAGCCTAGAGACAGCTACAGCCTGTATTGACCTGTCACTATTATTCAACATATTAAACTGTTGCTTAGCAATTAGTCCATCTACTTGAGTCTTATAAGAAGCAGCATCTAATGTACCATCTGCACGAGCTAAGGCATTATCAAACATCTCAATAGTAGGAGCAGTCATGTTATTTATAAAAGTAACATCAGCATCTCCTGCTATATCCCTAACACTCTGTTGATAAGCAAGTTTAATATCATTAATCCTTATCACTTTGTCTTGAGGAGATAACCTATCATCGTTTATTACAGTTTCCACCCTATTACGATTCAATACAGCTTGGTCTGTAGCTATCAATGCTAGATTATTCCTACTATTCAACTTATTAGTTGTCTGTTCTAAAGCAATAGAACTAGATCTTCCTGAGAGTCTAGCGTTAACAAGAGCCTGTTCCTTCTGTGCAAACTCCATACTAACAAGGGTTTGCTGTTGTCTCTTAAAGGAGACAAGTCCCACTTCATTCTGATCTCTATCTAAGAGATCACTAGTCCAACCTCCTTCCCTAGCACTCTTACGAGCTGCTTCATCTGCCTGTTGTTCAGGACTCTTCTCTGCTAATACACCGCCTAATCCCTTAGCTTTAGATATATCTGAGAAGGTCTTAATAAGATCTCCAGACAACTCAGGGTTAGAAGATATACGCTCTTGGACTAAGGCACGAGAACGTGCCCTACCTTCTGAGTTGGTGATAGCTCCTGTATCAATAGCCTCTGCAATCTCTATAGACTTAGAGGTGAAGTCGGCTAAGACTGATGCAGCCGCAGCCTCCCCCTTAGCCTTAAGCCTATTCTCATTAGCTTTAAATAAAGCATTACCTATGTTACCTATGTTCCCTATGAACGTAGCCTTACTCGTATCAACGAAGTCAGGCTTAGTAGCAGGGGCTGGCCTAGGTGTTAAAGGCGCACTCACTGTGCTCAGCTGAGCATCTGCTAATTGTACCATTATTCAATTCCTCTGTTATTCACAATACTCTCTCCTTGTTCTTTTAAGGCTCTTCTCTTATCTTCGTCTAAAGGAAGTCCATCTACTAGCCTCTGATACTCTGAATGATCCATCCACTGAGCTGCCTTAAGAGCACTCCTGTAGAATGTTGCATCCTTATCTCTCACGTCCTTCTCTAATAGCTTACGGATTATCTGCCTAGCACGAGGTTCATTAATCCCGAACATCCTCCATGCCTCTCCCATGATATTCACTATCCTTGTAGGATCTTGTCCATCAATATCTACAGAAACTAACCTACGCTTATAATCCTTATACCATGTCTTCACATCTTCCTCAAACTTCTTACCCTTACTCCATAACATGTCCTTAGAGGACCATGCCTGTGCTTCTTCCATTGTAGGGAATCCAAAGATCTGAGCTATAGCTTCAGCTGTACTAACGTCATCATCTACAATATCACCGAAGGAATTAATCTTCTTGTTATACTGTAGAGCATAACGTCCTTTAGCGAAGTTTGAATACCCACTAGCGATCTTAGCAAACTCTCCAGCTACTTGTGAGAAGGTTGTAGGGTCTGTATAGTCATCCTTGAGGTTGAAATACCTAGCCATAGTACCAAAGGCATTAGCAATACGAGGGTTACGTCCAAACAGTAAGCTACTGGCTGGAGTATTCACTAGCGTTTCTCCTATTCCATCAGTCCACATAGCTGTTATGATGTCATGTAGCCCCTCAGTATCCACAGCAGCGAACCCTCTGAAGTTAATAGAGGTTTCCTCTCCTGTAGTTACAGTTAGTAGGTTATTAAGCATAACCTGCTCTAATCCATGTTCAAGAAGCTCCCTTGCTGTCTGGTTCTCTGGCATAATATCGGAATTATAGAACTGAACAAAAGCAGCACCAGGAATACCGTATACGATCAAGTTAAAGGCTGCTATCTGTGCTCTCTCACGTGGTGAAATATTCCTATTAACTAATTGAAGCATAGCCTTATGCGGAACCTGTTGAAACTGCATAACCAAGGCTGCACTGTTTTGATTGTAAGGCATGTCTCCTGCGAAGTTCATATTATAGGTATAATTGATAGCTTCAGCAGCAATAGTATCCCTCACTTCTGCATTAGAAGGGTCTAATCCATTACGTAAAGCTCTGTTCCTAAAGGTAAGGTAAGCAGATATGATATTAAAATGCTCTCCTGAATCAAAACCTATCCGTTGGCTTAACCTAGGGACAGCTGTAACCGCCTTACGTACTGTACTGGAGTTATCAGCTATGTCTAGTAGTGCTCCTCTTGCTAAGTTATGCTGAGACACACCATCCCATATACCTACCCTTCGTACCTCTTCTACAAGGTCTTTCATCTCTTTAACAGAGAAACCTGATAGCTTAGCCCCTGCTTCAATATGTCCTGCGTGTGCTAACTGGAACCCTCCAATCTCTCTAGATAGGAGTGTGGAAACATACCTAGGCTCTATAGCAAGAAGCTGAATAGCCTGATGACCTTGTACCATAGCTTGACGTAAAGGGTTAAGGGCTAGGTATGCTTGGAATGCTACATTCTTAGCATATCCAGTAAGACCCCTACCCTCAGAAGCCCAGTTCAACATCTCTTCAGTCTTAGGAAACCCTTTAGCTCCCACTACATTCGAGATACCTCGTAGCGCACTCTTAATTCCTTCATCAATAGAGTTTATATATCCATTCTCTAAGTAGTTTATATACTCCCAAGTGGTACGAGCATCAGCAATATCCTTATCATTCTCACGTCCTGGCTTACGAATGTCCTCAACAGAAGAAGGATAGACTGCTTGCTTTGCTTTATTCTTAGGAAGAAGTTGTCCAAACTGCTGTAGGAATCTTGTCTTAGTTGCGCTTAAGTAGTCACGGAAGGCAACACGTCTAGAGATGCTCCTGGAGGTTGCTACGAGGCTTTCTACTGGATCTAGTATGTGAGCATCAGCTGAACCTGTAAGAGTCCCAGAAGCGTCCTCAAGACGTTCTCCACGGAACCTCTGAGCTGTCCTACCAGTAGCACTCTGTACATCCCAGTATTCATTACGTTCTGTATGGAAGTTCTTAACATCTCCACGTACAAAACCCCACTCTTCAGGAGACACTCCAGCAGCACGAGCATTACGTTTAAGCATATGCTCTGCATCCTTCGTATTATTAGCTACACCCACTGCACGATCATAAGAGATATTACCTGCCTTATCCCTAACATTCTTCACTACAAACTTAGGGTTTTTATAATGGACAGTGTAGTATCCAGGACGATAAGTCAACACCTTATCTGTATCCCTGAGGGTACGCAAAAACTGCTCCTGTGTTCCCTTAACAACTATCTGTTTTACTATATCCCCATTTATACGCAAAGGATCACGTAAGTTGGCAAGCGTTCCTCCTCCTGCGTATAACTCATCCAGTTGAAGAGGGGTTATCTGCACTACCGCATCAAGGGAGGGTGAGTAGATTGATGTTTCCGCATCACTCTTCTTGGTAGGTTTAGCGAATAACAAAGAACCATTCTTACGATCCTCTAAAGCCTTAAACCCTTGACTTCGTAAAGACTTAGCCATATCAGAATTCTCAAGATAGTAATGAGTGTCCCAATAAGATCTCCAGTCTTTCATCAACTGCACCTCTTCCGAGGTGTGACCTAATGCTATTAGTTTACTATCCCCTAAGTTTAATCCACGATAGTTAGCTTCTTTTATTCTATCATAAAGGAATTCTTTTCTCTCCTTCTTAAGGCTAGAATAACCTTTAGAGAACACAGAGCCTAAGTCTAGGAGTGCTTTATCAAGAGCCACTGCACGGCCAGGAAGCCTAGCAGCACCTAAGGTAAGAACTGGATTTAGCATAGAAGCTATATCCATAACATTACGTTGTATCTTAAGAACTCCTTGGCTCAGACCAGGAACAAGTCTATCAAAGATGTTCCATTTAACATCTGCTGCTTGTAACTGTTCAAAGTCTAAAGGATTAAACCTATACCGATAGTCAAGATTAAGAAGGTACTCACCTTCTGTATTATTAGCTATAAGTTCTTTAGCTTCCTTATCAGGGATAGGTCGGTACTCAGCACCCTCTCTCCGTAAGAGAGTGATGTCATCATCCCTAACCCCATAGTCCCTAAAGTTAAACTTCATCTGATCCACAGCCTCTACAGGAGATACGAAGGAACCATCAGTAGGGCCATACACTGCACGAATAATTATACCATCTGGCTCACGTCCCATCTGAGAAGTATTATCTAAGAGTCTTATACCTAAAGAGTTGGAGAAATCATTAATAACCTTTGTACGTTGCTTAGCCTTCTCTTCTTTCCAATAGTATATAGCACCATCATCAAGAGCTAAGTTTATTACACCTGCATCAGGAGTGATCTGTATGTTATGTAATCTACCAGCATCTGACAGACCAGCCTCAAACCCTCCATTAGCAGAGACAACCTTAGGGTTGATGTCAGTAGCTACTGCCTCAGCACTAGATACTCCATGAGTTGCTTGTGCTCCATCTTCGCTAGCTACAGCTATCTCATGTACAGCACGAGCCTGTGTAGGATTAGTACCCTTAAGTGTTTGGGAGATAGAAGCAGGTTGAGCTGCCCCTGTTGTTTGTCGTCTAGTCCAACTACGGGTGAGAGGTTCTATCACTTCTCTTTGTATACTTTCCACTACTTCTGCGGATTCACCCTTCAGTACCCTTTGATCTAGTCTACTTAGACTAGATTCAGCAACCTCTCCTATCCTACTCTGCCTTAACCTTTCTTCTATGATATTAATTCTTTCTTGTATCATAGCACTGCCTTCTGACGCTATCTGCTTACCTTCTTGGATACTAAGCTTCTTAGCTTTCCTAGCAGGTAATCCTTTTACTCTCCTGACTGGCTCATCACTAACAGGAGGTACATTCCTAAGTTTAAACCTAAAATCATTAAGCTCTAGGGTTAAAGACTTCCTATCACCTCTTGATAACCTTTTAGAAGAGGTAGCTATAAGCTCTGCTCTAAGCTCGTTAATAAACTCTTCTTGTGTTTGTGTAGTTTGTTTAGTTAGCTTAGGTAGAGGAGCCTCTAAGAGTCTATCTCCAGTCGTAAGAAGGTCTTTCCTTAAGAACCCTTCCCTCTCTCCTCTTAGTACTTCTGCTAGTACGAGACCTGTACCCTCAGACCTAATAATAGGTCTCATAATGCTCTTTAGGATACCGCCTAACGCTACAACATCAAGAACACTGATGATGTTCTCAAACCATCTCTCAGTTTCTGAGATATATCCTCGCTCTCCTATAAGCCTAAGCTGTGCTACACGAGCAAAGTCATTAGTTCCTGGTAGGAATATACTAGACTCTTGATCTACAATATTAAGGATCTTTTCTGTTAACTCAATACGTTGCTCAGGAGGAATTCTCCGTATCGTATCAATAATATCTTTCTTAGTTTCACCCATAAGGGTGATGCCGAAGAAACCTTCTGTAATATTTCCATCCTCTAGCTCTTCATTAAGACGGGCTGCAATCTTAGACAGCTGCTTACTCTCTGAAAAAGGAGAGATGAATTCAAAAGCATCCTTAAGAGCATTGGCTGTAGAACTATCAGCAGTGCCTGCCTTACTGTTAACTGAGGCTTGAGCTACTCTGTTGTAGTCGTGTATTTCATTAAAGGTAGATGCTATGTTTACACGTACCTTCTCTTGTTCTGCGTTCTCAAAAGGAACATCTGCTACTGCTGCCTTAGACGCAAGAAGAGAAGAGACATCAAACATCTCTCCTGTAATATCGAATACACGATTAGCTGCTTGTTCTTTAGTAGCATCATCTATCTCTGGATCAGCCAACACTCCTAATAAAGCAGTCCTTGCTCCCTGCTGCTGTTTACTTGCCTCTCCTTCGATCAACTGATCCATGATGTTAGAGGTTCCCTCTAGTTCCATCTCAGCTGTGGCTTGCTCAAAGAGCACACCTATCTCTTCAGGATTATCCGCTAAGGCTACTGAATATGCTGCACGGTTCCTATTAGAGGAGGGAGCCTGAGGAGGCCTAGGAGCCTCTACACTCTCGAAGTCTACTAGGGATACCTGTTCTGCCTCAAACTGCTGTATACGGGTTCCTGTTGAGCGAGAGAGTATGTTGTTTACATCCCCCTCGCTTGCTCCTGCTTTTAAAGCTGCAATAGCTTTATCTTCTACTGGTTCTATTAATGCCATGTGTTATACCTTTATTCCTCTCCAAAAGAAGCAGCAGAAAATAAACTAGTAGCAGCGCCTATAGAAATATTACTGATAGCACCGAAAGTAGCTGCTCTTCCTCGGAAGTTAGCTGCCCTATTTAAGAAGCCTTGAGCGGTTGCTCCAAACTGACGAGCCTCTGTAATCACTCCACTCGCTGCTTCTGCTCCTGCAAACAGGCTCTGATTACCTGCCCCTTGTGTACGTAGTCCACTTACAGCACCCTGTACACCAGACGCTCCAGTAACACCTGTTGTCTCTGCTGACTGAAGGATACGAGCACGTTTAATACGTTCTTCCCTAATACTCTGACGTTGCTGTGTAAGCAACTGCTCTCTACGTTGAGAGGCTTCTGCAACTGCTGATGTTTCCTGCGCTTCTTGTTGAATAGCTGCTGCTTTACGTTGCTCTGATCGGGCTTGACTTTGACTCTTACGCTGCTGCTCAGCTGCTGCCCCACCTATTACAACAAGACCTATACCTGCCGATACTCCCATATTAATCTCCTACATATTTCATATAAGAGACCTCTGCTTTTGTGTAGCCCATAAGACTACAGAGTTCTCCTACTTTATTACTAAACTTCGTGTCTATTTTTATAACAGAGACACCCTCTTCTTTCAACTTCTTCTCACTATACAGTATTAACCCTACCCCATTACGTCCCTTACGATAGTCTGGATCTATATATAGAATATCATTCATAGCGAATACATCTTTCTGATAATGTATATGAGGCAATACAAAGAATACGGAATAGCCTATCAGCTTACCGTCACACCTCGCAGTGAATGCCCTTAAGACACCTATTTCTTGAAGCTCATAATACTTTTCCCAATTAACATCAAGTTTAATCTTGTCAGGAAACATTGCTATCTCAGCCCAGTGCTTATCGAACAGGGGTTGTATCTCTTCTTTAAGTTGCTTAGGGGTCTCTACTGCATAAGTGATTTTAGACATTTGGATTACCGTTTATCATTAAACTCCAGCCTAAGATACGACAATCTTTACCTGGTTCTGTTTTTATAAATAAGGCTAGGGACTTCCCTCTACCTCTGAGTTTGTTCTTAGAGATTACTGTTGCAAAGCCTGTATCATAAGAATCAAATACATCCTCTGGGAAGTAATGTCTTCTATAACGATATGCTTGGAAAGCACTACTGAACCTTCCACTCCTCGTACTGTTAGTCCAATCCCATCTAGTCTGTATTAAACAAGAGGATTGTTTTAAAGGAACTGTCTCTCCTTCAATCGTCTGGAAACCATCCTCTGTCCTTCTCATGTGGAAGGTCATATAAGGAACTTGTTTAACACGTTGGTTATCTTGGAAGTTACTAAACCCTGTTAACATGAAAGCGTCTGCATCTATTCCTACATCATCTGCTGATTTCCAATCTAAGAAATCTGGATCTTTAAATAGAGAGAAAGTGTATTTAATAGTTCCTGTATTATCGTCCCACATAGTTAAGTATTTTACAGAGCGTGTACCTGCTCCCCTTACAGAAGAAGACAGAATGACTTGCTCTCCATCAGCCAATACCAAAACCCCATTAACAACTATATCATCTTCAGAGATACCTACATTAAAGGCAGAGGTTTCTACTGGGCTGATTAACGAAGGAGAGACATCTCCTATACGTTTTATATCCGAAGGGTAGAATGCACTGAGGTTAATGTCCAGTATCAACTCCCTCACTTCGTAATTAGAACTCGCTACATCCCCTGTACGAATTAACCAACGAACACGGTTAGAAGCTGAGTCATAGATACCTATCGAATTCTCTTTAGATAATGTATCAATATTATCATAGAAGGTTTGAACAGTACCTTGAGTGAGGTTTCTAGGAACAAAGTCTCCGAAGTCATTAGGGCCTATGTTGTAAATACCATCATCAGCCCAGTAAAATATAGAATCATTTACCTCTACAATAGACTCTGTACTGATAGCACCTATGTCACTTAGCTTATTAGACTCAAAACTATCAGCAGAGAATCCTCCACCACCTGCCCCTTGAAGCTGCCACACACCATTACTAGCTATTACAAAGAGACCAGCTCCTATGGAGAAAAGTCCTAGTATCTGTTTAGCTCCAGAGATACGAATAAATCCTCCATCGGTAGCAACAATATCGGGGGACTCTTCTGAGGTGGGATCACCATCTTGATAACACTGCGTTATATCAGATGTGTTATTTACCAACCTACTGAACATAACATAAGAACTAAGCTTAGGACTCTTGCTATCCCCATCTACAACCTCACCAGAGAAGCCAGCATACCAAATACGTCCTGCGTACTCAGTAACTATTGTTGCTCCACCTGGAGTGAAATCCACAGGAAGGATACTAAGAGGTGTATCTAAAGACCTGTTAATCCTATTCTGTTCATACTCTTCTACTCGGCTAGCACCACGTAGTAGGGCATCTATTACGAAAAATCCCAGAGGTGCTCTGTTGTTATACGGCTCTATATTGATGGCATTAGAAGGAAAGAATTTCTCTCTATTCTGATCATCTTCTGGATCTACATACACACTTGCATGTATAACATCTGCATTGCTAGGGGATACTGTAGGAGAGGCTTCATTCCTGAAAGCTGTAATAGGATCGGAGCTACTACCCTCCCCGTTAGGTCTTGACACTCCCCATGTTTGATTACGTAAGTTATACACATGTTCAGGAGTAAGGTCTGTAGGTCTCTTAGCTAAATTAACACCTTGAGTTAAATCTACTGAACCATCAAAATCTGCTACACCAAATGTATCACGAATAAGTAAACTTGATGTGGTAGCAGTGAATACGCCATTATCAAATATAACAATATGTACAGATTGACCTCCCGTTGCTATAACGAGAATACCATCTACAGATGCAAAGCTATAATTAACTATCTCACTAGCACCTTCTAATGTGACACTCCCTAAGAGAGCAGACGATAAAGAAGCATTTGATGCATCATGGAAGCGTAATACATTACCTATCTGTACAACCATCATCTCTAGGTTGGCATCATCTGATACAGCTTCCCATCTAAAGTTATTTATAGACTTAGAATTAAGGATAGACACAGAGAGTTCTGTATCCACAAGCTCGAAGTCCTTTTCAAAATCCATACCCAGTCTACGATCACGAGTACCATCTCTATTCAGTACGAAGTTAGTCTCATCTGTTGTAGCATTTGGAGGAAAGTTTAGGATGGAAGCCTCTGTTATGAGACCTCCTACAAAACTAATTACCTCCGCTGGTTGACTCTGCTTTACTGGCATTATCTTTATTTCCTTTCTTCTTAACGGGAACTAAGTCAATAGCTCTTCGAGCCTCTGTCTCTGAGGTAAACCTTCCTTTCAATCTTGTAGGTACACTGCCTCGTCCGATAGGTTTAATAATCTTAAGCATTGGTGACTTAACATCACTCGCAATACTGTATCCTTTATATTCCATCTTAATCTTCCTTATCAAATAGTGGATTCAAGCGTCCCTTACGTCCCTTACGGCCAAAGTTGGGATACTTAATACCTCCGTTAGCCTTCCACGCTTTACGGGCTAACCAGCGTTGCTGACGAGTACTCTTCTGCTCTGCCTTCTCATTAGCTTGTTGCTTCAGTACGAAGAAACAAACACTCTTAGCTTCTTCTATTAAAGCAGGGAAAGCCTCTATCGGTAGATCAGGTATGTGACTATCTAGGTGTACCCATGTAGGGTTTAGATAACCTCTAGCTTGTACCTTAGAAGACAAGAGAGTTTCGTTAACATCTTTATCAAAAGAATCGAATACAATAAACGCATCATCAAACGAAGTCCATACCTCTGGATGTCTGTCTGTACGAATGTTTAACTCAACTCCAGAGAAGTCTATGATAACCTCTACTTCGTCATTATCATTATTATTCTGATTCAGTCTACGTAAGAAAGAATCTGGATCTTGGTATCGTATTGTTTCGTAACGATTCCTAGTTTCTCCTTCTCTCTGTTTGTTATAGCCTAAATAGATAAGCTCTTTAACATCGGAAGGGAGTTTCATGTGGGTGGGTGTGTCTGAGGAAGGTACACCCTCTAACTTAAACAGTTGATTAAGATGAGGCCAGTTACGATTACCGATCATCTCGAAGAAGGTACGCTTGACAATCTGTGCTACCTGTGTAGCCTCAAAAGTATCATCAATACTGTTTACCTCATCACTGTCCATGTCATTTAATATATCTTGTGTGATCTCTAATAAGGTTTCTTTCATATTATCTTACCAAAAAGGAAGCATCAGTTACTAGGATGTCAACAGTGTCTACTGTATTCTCAATAAATACTTCTAAGAAGGAACCAGGTGATAAAGCCTCTGTCCAAATTAATGTAAAGGTTTCTGTTTCACCTGTAGCCAATGACTGAGATTTCCTAGAGGACGGTTGAACAACACCGTCTAATGCTATAGAAGCTCTTGCAGTAATAGCACTAGCTGCTTGTATCGTGAGAGTTACCGAGATAAGAGATCTAGTAGAAGACATAGGGCCTGTTTGCGTTAGCCTTCCAGCAGCAGTACCTGTGAAGTTATCTACATCTCGTACAGTCCATACACCTGCAATCAATACAGGAGTGTTTATTGAAGAAATTACTGTATCGGTTACGTTATCGTTAAGGTGTATAAAGCCTTGACGAGTAACAGTAGGTGGCGGTTCCCAATTACCTCCCCCTGCTCCATCAGCTACATACACTTCATTAACAGCTGCTGTATCTATATCCTTAGGTTCATGTATAGGTACAGGTACTGACCCCCAATCACCACTACCTGCACCGTCAGCTACATACACTTCATCCACAGAGGCTGTATCTATATCCTTAGGTTCATGTACAGGGACAGGTACTGATTGCCAAGCCCCACCTCCTAATCCATTTGATACATATACCAAACCTCCTACTACAGTGTCTATATCTTTAGGTTCATGTACAGGTGGGTCTTGCCAATCACCACCTCCTGCACCATTAGAGACATACACCTTATCAGGTAGAGCAGAGGCTACTCCCTTAGGCTCATGGATCTCTGGATCTAAGATTGAATCATGTTCTATTGTCATATTATTTCCAATAAATAAAAAAGGCCAGAGAGGGAAATCCCTGTCTAGCCTTAAAAGGACAGCTTGATTAGCTGTCTTATGTTACGCTACTGAGAAGTAATCAATAACAATGACTACTCGACCGTCGTTAGTAACTGTTGGGTTAGTACCTGACAAGATTACATTAACTGTGGTGTCTGAGTCTAAACTACCTGTCCATTCACCAACTGCTGTACCTGAGATGTCGTAAGTATCAACAAGTTCTGCTTGAGCCTCACTTACTCGTACACCGTTAGTAGTTTCTGAACCCTCAGTACCTACTGAGATAGTAGGAGCAGTACCGCCTAAGTCAAAAGCTTCTTTAACACTGGCTGTTGCACTAAGGATAAAAGAACCCTTTGGCAACACTACATCGTTATAGATGCCAGCCTTAAGGTCTACACCTGTTACTTCAACGGTAAGCTGATTACGAGCACCTTCAGTCTTTACGTGACCTAGGCCACCACCAACTTCACGTGTGCCGTAGTTCTGTGATACACCCCGAATTGGGGCTAATTCTTTACTCATGTATGTTCTCCTTGATTATGCTGTAGTTGCAGAAGTGATAAGAATACCTAGGGTATCCAAACGCTGTGTACCAAAGCCGAAACGTGCAGTTGTTACAAACTCATCACGTTGACGATCTTTGTTACGCTCACCTTCTGCTTTAGGCATACGTCGCCATGCAGTCATAATTGGTTTAGAATTATCATCTATAATAGACATGAATACATTAGCTACACCATCTGTTACGACAGTAGTGCCATCACCGAAATCACCCTTATCTAGGCGATTAGAGGTCATAATATTCCAACCATATAGATTCATCAAGAACTGATGATCACGATCAAAACCATTCTCTAAGATCTTCTGACCGAAAGGTGTAACATCATGTGTGATGGTTACAAGCTTATCCAAAGTGGAAGCGGATACAGGATCTAGGATCAAGATACGACCAGCATAAGGAACATTAGCTTTGTCAAAAGATAGCTTCATGGTAATCAATTGATCTAACGAAAGAACATTGTTTACCTCAGCTGATGCGATACGATGAACGAATCCATTGATTATACCTGGATCACCATCAGGTTGAGAATCATTACATACTTCTAGGAAGCGAGTTTCATAATTCTCTTGAATTGCACGAGTGGTCTCTGCTTGACGTTCTGCCATAAGCTGTTCAATTTGAGAACCGTCTTCACGTAGATCATCTGTTACATACCAAGCATCACCGATGTAATCAGTGATTTGCATGAACACTTCACCAGTGTCAATTGGGTTGTAGTTTAGAGGAGTATCTTCTGACACTTCCTGCAAGGTTGCTGTACCAATAGTTTTGATGCTAAGGATAGTACCGCTACCGAAATCAGATACATTACGGAAGAAACTTCCTGGTAACATACCATCATGTAGGTTACGAAGGATGAACGAACTAAACTGTTCAGCTTCGATAAAAGCCTGTGTATTACTTGTTAACTGCATTTATATCTCCAAAGATTATGTACCAAAGTACTTCTTATACTCAGAAGGTCTAGTTAAACTCTCTACACTAACACCTTGGTTGTGTAGTTCTTCAACCATCTTCTTAGCTGCTTCGCTCTCTGCTCTGAGTTCTTCAGAGGTGGAGCCAACGAGTACCTTAGCTTGGCTACGGCCAATATAAGATTGTTGGACTGGCTTAATAGCTGTGGTATTCACTCCACCTGTAGTAACTGTTGGGGCTGCCTGAGGAGCGACTGGTGTCTCTCCAAAGTAACTCAACACTGCTAAGGGGGATTGAGCTGCTAGAAGATTCATCTGTGCAACTGTCATACCAAGTTCTTGAGCCTTGCCATAAAAAGCCTTCTCTGCTTCAGCACCTAAACTCTCTTTTAAAGAGTTAACTACTGTAGCTACGTTAGCTTCTTGTATTGATTTGGCATCACGTTGGTCAAGTAATTGACCTAACATGTCTTGAACCGCATTCTCATCTAGGCTTACTGGCTGGTTAGCCTGCTGCTGTTGATTTGCGGAGAGCCGATCTACGACATCTTCTACCGCTGTTCTTTTGGCTAATTCCTCACGTAACCGAGTTACTTCCTCTGCTTGATTATCTAGCTTCAGCTGAAGCTGCGGAATGTACTCTTGTGCGTGTTGTAGCCCTTCTAGTGCTTTCGGTATAGTTTCGTATTTCTTCTCACCTCGATCATTCTTAATTGAACCTAGCAGGTCTGCAAAAGGCTCAGGAGATACAGCGAGGGTGGGAGTACCAACTCCCTGGGGGGCAGCTGCTGGTGCAACCGCTGGTGCAGCATTAGCTGCTGGGTCTGCTGGTGTAGCAGGTTGTTCGTCGAAGAGTGACTGGTCGGTCATATTCTTTCCTAATTAATTGATAAAGGTTTTGTATATAAATATATTAGATATATCAATATTAAATATGAGTATATTATAGAGAGATATTATTATTATAGATATATAGATAAAGTATTATATTCCTAATATATTTATATATACTAAGAATATGAGAAAAGGGGTTCGTTACTTATGAAATTAAACTAATCACCTCAGATAAGGCTCTTTTATATCCCTGTAAGTCTGCTTGCTTATAAGCCCAATTAGGACATTCATAACCTTCCTTACTGAGAGCTGTCTTGTCTGCGGTCTCTATTTTATCCCTCAGTAGCTCTACTTGTTTATTTCGTATACGAGAAGAAGAGCTGAACGAATCAGCTATCTCCTTCTTCTCTTCTCCTTTTAAACCCTTAGTCCAGGTGGTCTTCATTATGCTAATTCCTCTGGAGTAGGGGTAGCTTGTTCCACTTCAAGATCTTCACCAGCTTGATTAATCAAACGCTGAGTCTCTTGCTGTTCAAACACAGCTATGTTAGGTCGTATCAAAGCAAACTTATCAAGGCCTATCACATCCTCTACGAGAGCCGCTAGGGCCTTGCTGGAGAGGTGTGGAGCTATAAGTTGACCTATGGGCCCACCTATCAGTTGCTGAAGGTTCTGGAGGAGCTGAGCCTGTGCAGCGAAGTGTCTAGCACCAATAGGACGTAGCTTACCTGAAGCTGTAATATCTGACTTACTCACTTCTAGATACTTAGCAACACCTAGGTCATCATCCATTACTCGTACAACATCGTTAATCTCACCTTGACGACGAGAGGTTTCAAGCATAGAATTAAGACAAGGTTCTAATATCTCTATCTCAAAGGTATTAATCTTCTCTTGGAAGATACGACCAGATGCATTCTGTAATTGATTCACTTCAAAGGCTGTCTTCTCACCAGGAGAGCGAATACCCATAGCTTCCCTAGGAGCACCTGCAAACTGTTCCATACGCTCTTCGAGTATAGAAAGCATACTCTCAGCAGCTATCACAGCTTCAGAACCCCTACCTAGCTCCTGTACATCCCCATTCTCATCAATATGAATCTCAGTACCAGGGCCGTAATTAAACTCTTCCACCTCACCTATGATCTTCAAAGGAGGTTGTATGAGAAGGTCTACAGCGTCTGCCTTAGCGTTTTCTAGATGGTCTATACGGTATTGCATACCTACAAGGTTATCTAGCGGCCCCATAGCCCACAGGTTGTCTGGACGTGATCTCCAACCTACATGGAAGATAGGAGCTTTACCTAACCAATTAGGAATATCCACCATACGAATAACAGTGGCTCTGTCTACAATAGTTACCACTACGTTACGCCTAAGGACACCCGATTCAAAATCATGGAAGTCTCCCCAGAACTCTAAAAACTCCACCATACCACTGCCGTAATACTCTTGTAGATTACCGAATCCATCTACAGAATAAGCCTCTGACTTCTCTGAATCTTCCCATTTGAATGTACCAGCTTGTGTATGAAAGACAGCGTGACGGTTAATAGCCTCTTGTAGATAGGCGTTGTCAGGCTCGCTGTCAGCCATTGCTTTCAGCTCCCCTACCGTCTTCATTGATCTAATGATTTTAAAGCTCTCATCGAAGCTGGCTGCCGTAGGATTGAATACTATATCTAAGGGAGAGATACGTATAGCCTTAGGCCCAATATACCCTGGTACTGTCTTCTCTTCATCTGCAAAGTTAGCTTCAAAAGAGGTGGTAACAAACGCATTCCCATAATCAATATAGTCATATAAGAGCTTACTCATCTCAGTACGGAAGTGACCCTCACGAGTCTTATTACCCATGTACCCTTCGATAGCATCTGCTTTCCCCTTAAAGGAATCCTCTTTAGTGTATGACTCCCATCTTAACCAATTATCATTAGGGAATAAAGCAGAGAGATAATTGGAATGTAAATTGTCCCTAATCTGACATAGCTTAGGAAGAGTTGTACTATTCTTATGAGGTAATGAACTGTTAGTGGTGGTTGACGTATCTGTTGCAAAGACATAGTTACGAAGCTCTGTCCATTCCTCTATCTTCGTAATACGCTGTGTGTGATATCGACTCCACAGGTTAGCAATGTTCTCTGCTTGAGAACTCTGTGTAATCATCTCATCGAATTCTGCTACTGTTATACTCATCTAAAGCGAACTCCTCCGAACTTAGAATTGAATTGAATGATATTAGAACCTGAATTTCCGAAGTTCCTTCTACCTTTAGGCTTAATAGCAATCTCTACAACAGAGGCTAAAGCATCTTTTATATCATCATGTGGGGGACGAGCTAACACTAGCTCTTCTTCAAGAACAGCTGTGTACCCTCCCTTGTGATGCCACATAGATAAGTTATCATAACGATGCTCTAATGCGGCAGCTATACGCTCTTCCTTACGCTGTACGATAGGAGGTCTGTAGGGATCGACAGAGAGGCGTAAACCATCTCTCCTTATGTCATCCTTAAGACCATCTACAATCATCGCCTGAGCTGTTGTGATCTCTGCTCGTATCTTCTTAAACTCCCATCTAGCATGTAGATGTTTTATGTGTTTAAAATACTCTGAGATCTTGTCTGTCTTGAATCTGTCTATATCCATTACATAGATATAACCATCTGGGTCAATCCCGATTACTACTATAGCCGTATAGTCAGCCTTGTTTCCTAGGCTGTAGGCAAAGTCAATAGAAGCGTATACATTCAAGGGTTGATCTTTATACTGCCACTTACCCCCTTCTTGCTTCAGATGCCTTGGGTCATAGTATTGGAACTTATCACGAGAGATACGATCACTACCTGGATCATTAGGATCGTTATAATACTGTGCGTAGAACTGCACAGGATCTTCACCATACTCCTCCCGTATTCGAGATAAGACGTTAATATTAAATCCAAATGCCTTACCATCGCTACGTACCGCTCTCGGCCAGAGGAAGGTATTATCTATCTCTACTACACGTTCCATAACCTCCCAGATGGGTTTTCTATCTATTATATCTCCATCGTCAGTGTATACACTGTACACCTGTTCTATCCAAACAGAGTAGATATCAGATGGATGGTAACGAGTCCCACAGGCCATAGTGAAGCCTCCAGGATTACGAATAGAAGAGAACTGAGCACTCTTCTTAGCTACGGAAGAACGACCATCTTCTGTATAAGCATTCTCAGGAATAACTAGATCATCAGGTATAACGATGTCTGCGTGCCAACCTGTAGTGTTAGTCGTCAGGCCTGCTGTAGCTATCGTAGCATCACGAATACCCTCCAGCTTACGTTGGGGGTGGTCTATGATGATCTTACGCTCTGTCCACTTAGCACGGTTCCCCTCTTGAGGGTTTATGTATTCGGGCCAGTATCGTTGATATATATCACTTTCAAATACACACTTAATAGAATAAAGCTGACTCTCTGCTAACTCAGCTGTAGCCGATAGATACAGGATTGTAACCTCTGGATGCTTGGTTATCATCCAAGAGGCCCATGTAGCTACCATGTGGCTCTTCATATGAGCACGAGGGAACATAAGCAACTTATTAGCTGCTGTCTCCTCTTCAGAGAACAGTACATAGTCTTGCATCCATCTAAAGGCTTCTTTCTGAATCTCTCCATAAAGATGCCCAGGGTTAACTAGCTGGGCATAGAACACTAGATCTATCATAGCTCTTTCACGAATCTGCTTAGCCTCTTCAGGCATACGCTCTAATCTCTTATACGCAACTGTCAACCACTTATCCATTAGCCATGTATCCTTGCAATATCATTTTTAAACTCTTCAGCTATATGCTTCTCAAAAGCCTTCTCTTCGGCTGTATGGTCTTTAGTAGGCCTACCTACTCCTTTCCTATCCCAACCCTTCTCTGCTAACCATCTAGCAGCCTGGAAGCCTTTATCAGAGTTAGCAGTTACAAGAATGTTCCTTACACCCTTACTCCTTAGCTTAAGCTCTAACTCGTACCTCCACTCATCTATCTCTTCAGAGAAGGCTTTATTAGCAGTAATACGCTGCCATTGATCCCAACTAAAGAAATACTTAGAAGCAAACTCATATTCCACTACATCCTCTTCTTCAAGGTATATCCTTTTCAAAGAAGGATATAACACACCCCTATAGGTAAAGTCATACTCCTTCAGAGAGTATATAGCTGTATCTGTATTATAACCATACTCTAGGAAGAGAGACTGCGTAAGCGGTCTCCCCATTACATCTAAGAACTTACTCTTATCATTATCCATAACTTAGTCCTCTGTAAGAGCAATCACTACTCTTGAGTTTTCTTTCATCGTCCTAAACCATACAGTTACAGTAGTAAATACTTCCCTTTCTTTATACTGCATGATATGCCCTTGGAAAGCAGCAGCAGGTTCAGCTGCACTAACCGCAAACCATACATCGTCTAATGTAACATTCTGGAAGTATCCAGAGGTATCCGAAGTATGCTGTACCCATGATGTGTTACTGTCTACTACAATATTAATAGTATCTGCCATTATTGTTCCTTATGTTTATAATTAAAATGCTTCCATCCAAATGCTCTACCCATAATATCTCCTATGTTCTAACCGCAATCTTAGTAGCGTTACCGTCCACTGTTGGGCCTGCATTAGTTATGAAACTAGGAGGCGCACTAACAGTGATAGTTCCAGCCCCATCATTATCTCCCAATATACGGAATTGATTACCTACAGTGAATTTTTCCGGCAAACTTACATCATATGTTTCTACACCGTCACTATCAGAACCAATAGTCTTGCGTCTTAGACTATTACTAAGAGGAAGGAATGTAACCCCGTTATCAAATGACTCTTCAAACCAAATAACAAGTAGACCCGTACCACCCCCAGATTTAATTAGATTTATTTCAACAGTGCCTTCCAGCATGTCAAAAGATTCTAAAACTGTGAATACACCCGTTGTTGGATTTACAGAAATAACTCCATTATTAAAATCCCCAAACAAGAGTACAGTATCAACACCAGCGGTTAATACTTGAGATACACTCGATGTTGATACGAAGGTTTTAAAAGTAACATCGGAAGGTGAACTACTAAAGTTCCCTTCGTAAGTGTTCTCATTTTCAACAGTATTAAGTACTGTAATGATATCAATCTTCTCAACTTTTAGTGTACTGGTTCCTAGCTTATTAATCAAAAACTTATTAGGATCGGATAGGTCATTAACAGAAATATTACCATCTAGATTACTAGTTAATACACTGAAGGCTGCTCCTATAGGTCTACCCTGTACGTCTGGATCAATCTCAAAGAAATAATCACGATTACCAGGAGGCAGCATATGAAGGAGATCAATAAACCCAGCTACATCAGCATCAACAACAGGAATAATGTTGGATTCTTCATAGATGGTTACACCAAAATTCGCATGATAACTCACTCTATTCGTATTAGGTCCAGAGCCACTGCTCACTACAACCTTCGTACCAGTACCTCCTGTATTCGTTACGAAGGCTAATTGCTGAGCCATCGTTATACCGTTGATGATTATATCAGCAGGAGCTAATCCAACAGGTACTTTTATCGTCCAGTCAAACCAATCACCTACATTAATATCAGGAGTTCCAGCTGTACCGTCTAAACTAATGCTTATTACGGAGTTAGCGTCAGCACCTCTTAAGCGCATTTTACCTGTCCCGTCATCATCAAAGAACAAACCATAACGATCGTCAGGTACGTCATCTTGTAATCCTGAGAAGAATCCCTCTTCCCCATCTACAGTATCAAGCCTAGATCTTCCGCTATATGCAGCACCGAATGTATTTATATCAGCCCATTCTTGTACAGTTAATACACGTTCTGCACCAACAGTATTGGCACCATCATCATTAAGCTGGATAACATCCTGCACTACACCGTCAATAATGTCTGAAACAACATTAACTTCTAATGGAGTAGTCAGGGTGAATCCCTGCAAATCAGGCGAACCCTTCTCTCCAAAGAACCTAGCATCAGTAAAGGAAAAAGATTTAATATTAACCTTAGCGTCTGTTTCAACGGTTATTAACTGCCTCTCTATCGTCTCCCATCTTGATGTAGTATCAGTAACTGGGTTAACTTTACCCATTCTATTAAGGAATCCAGGAGGTACTACAATATCCTGAGTATCGTTATCAATAATAATAGATTCGGATTGCAGTTCAATTGTAATGCTGTTATTAACCTGAGTATTAATTACCCCGAAACCTGCACCATAATTTACACCAGTTTCGTGGTCTAGTAGGATAGTGAAGTCACGGAGTATATTTTGTGGAAAGACAAATATAGGATTCTTGTTTAAAAGAGTTTCGTCTGTGGTTAGTACATCCGAAGTACCGTACACTAATAAACCGAAAGACCTTACGTAAGCGTCACTTGCATTAGAGACTGTTCCTGCGTTAATGAAGCTTATATCTTTAAACCCAGTTCCACCTAACGTGAAAGAGCCAATAGCGTTTGAACCTATAAGTACACCATCTACTAGGATGTCATAACCAGTACCTCCTGCATCACCTCTAATAAGAAGATCAATATAATTACCGAAGGCATTAGTAATTGTAATATCAGACCCAGCATTACTATTGCTACGGATTTTTATATCTGACCCAGATTTTACAATATTAATAAAGAACAGAGTATCTTGACTAACTCCCCACTTATTAGTACCACCATTAGGTAAACCCCAGCCCAAAGATATAGCTTCTTGATTATCTACAGCGGCAAATGCTCTTGTATCTAAACGGTAATACCACCCATTATCAAACATTTTATCAACATCTGATTGAGTTAAATCTTGCACAAGGCGTGGATTAGCATTACCCTGATGTTCCAGTCTTAATGAGAGTACGCTAGTAGTAGGATCTACTTCTGGCCTCCATTCATCTGTAGTAGCAACAAAACCTTCTTCAGCAAAACCCTGAGCTGTAGCAGATGCCAACTCTAAGGTATTTATATAAGTAATGTCAGTGTTGTTAAAATCAAATAAAAGAATAGATCTCTTATTAACCAAGTCACTTCTTATATTGTCGACAGCAACTTGAACATTACCGTCTAGGTCTTCAGAGACATCTACGGCTGCAATTGGGCCAGTTGTTGAATCAGGATCTCTTGTATAATTACCAAGATTAACATCATTAAGCGCAATTAAATCTATAAATAGTTCAGCCATTTCCTCAAATGAACGATTGGTATAGTGTATATTATCAGGTTGAAAGACAGGAACTGTTGTTAACGCTGTAGAATCAATAATAGCTCCATCACGATCCTGAGCTATATCTAGGAAAGCTTGATTTACAATGTTTTTACCAGTTGCATTATTAACAGGAGCACTCAGTGTTGTTGAAATAACCGGAATATCAGATACACCAAAAATATCCTGAACAGTCTGTACAACAGTTTCTAAATTTCCTCGATAGTTATCACGAATAGCATTAGATGTTCCGGTATCCGCCTCACCTTGCTGCCATAAGATTACTAACCGAGTATTCTTATCACTATCCGCTAACAGATTGAAAGCATCCACTGCGTTTTGAAGATGAACTTTTAACTCATCATACCCTTGTCCAGTGAAATACGGATTTAGATCTTTTGTAAAGTTAAAACCTGATGTCTTATCATGTGTAAGAGCGATAGAACCGTAAGCCCAATGAAACCAATATAACTTATCAGGTAAGTTAGCATGTGTAGCTTGATGCGTTGAATAGAATTTAGCAACGGCATGTTGCATTCCACCAGTGTTACCTAGTGCTCCTGTTACAGAATCTATCTTTGAGTTTACATTATGAACAAGATCTTCATATAGACCGCTTGTGTTATTGAAAATCTGAACATCTGGTTGAGGTGTTGCATCAGGTTGCGTAGCATCTGAATAATTACCACCATTTGTACCGGAGCCAACACCATTAGATTGACCTATCTGAATTACAAACAGGTTCTCAGTATCAAGAGTTCCGTCTTGTATCTGATTTAAAGCGGCTGGAGCTGCATCATCTCTGATAGTATCTACAGCAACTTGTACATTACCGTCTACATCCTCAGATACATCTACAGCAGCTACTGGGCCACCACCTCCAGGTTTATTAGCTAACGTAAATGGTGTTACCACACGAGTGGTATCTGTCCCAGCATCAACCTCTGCTTGAGTTGCAAGCTCAACAATACCTTTAACGGTTTCACTCGCATCAGGCGGGCTGCCTACGCCTCCGTTACTCCCTAAACCACCTCTTCCTAATCCCATATAACGTATCCTCTTATTATTAATTTATTCATTATACCACTCCCGTCTTAATTATTCGCATTCTAAGTTCAGCTGTTGAGTCAGGTAGGTTAAATGTAGTTGAACCATCACCTGCACCAAAGGTAATACCAATCACTGAAAATAGATTAATATATGTTTCTCTGCTTACCGCAGAACCATCCTCTAAGAGGTACTGTGGAGGAGCGTTAGCTGCGTCCCATGCTATAGAGACACCTATAGGCTCTCCGAGGTTAGAAGTGGTGTAAGTAAGCCTAACTTGCAGCTCTGTCGCAGATACCGCATTAAGGTTATCTATAGAGTAGTTGTCAGGACTGTTACGCTTTAAGACATTAAACTGTCCATTGTTTACAGCATTGACTGCTTCTGTAATCTGTATGCCACCTGTTGCTAAGTTACCGAAGATCTCATCTAAGGCTCCAACATCCCCTGGGTTTGTTAAGGAGATTCTTGTACCTGTATGGCTATCGTATTCATAGATAACATCAGTGTTGTCTCCTACAACCCAGTAGTTTCCTGTAACATTATCAACAAAACCACCTTCAGCTAGATTCTCTCCAACCTCTACATCAAAATCTCTACCTGTATGGAATAGGAGATCCTTATCATACTCAAAGACCTTATCAGGAGTGCCTGATACAATCCAGTAATTACCTGTAGCTGGATCTGCGAAGCCTCCTTCAGGTTGTGAACTTTCAGCAAATGTACCAAACTCTTTACCTGTAGCTGTTAAAGTTGTTCTACTGTATTCTACAACTTGGTTTCCTGAAGAGTCTACAATCCAGTAATTACCTGTAACTAGATCAACGAAACAACCCATAGATATAGCAACCTCTAATGAGGTATCCATAACTGTGCCAGTAGCTAACAGGGTCGTTCTATCGTACTCAACAAGTTCATCCCCAGTTAAGCTCAATATCCAGTAATTATCCGTAACAATATCTACCAGACCTCCTACAGGAACACCCATTTCACCGCTGACATCTAAATCTGTACCTGTAGGTAATAGAGTTGTTCTATCGTATTCAATAATTCTATTTGTAAAATTACCTACAATCCAATAGTTATTAGTTATGGGGTCAGAGAATCCACCTGTTATAGAATCATCTTCAGACGCTGTACTAAAACTAGTTCCTGTATGGAAAGGTACAGAGAAGCTTGTAATATCAATATCTAAAATATTAAGACCAAAACCTACCCAGTCTAGTCCATTAAACTCTTTCATCTTATTAATGGTAGTGTTGAAGTATAGATCACCAGCTGTGCTTGCAGCACCTGAAGGGGCTAAAGAAGGATCTGAAGACAGAGGGCCATAGTATATATCTGTAAACTCTTCAAAAGTATCCGAGGTTTCAATAGCACTGTTAGCTGAATCAATAGCGCTGTTAGCCGAATCAGTAGCACTAGCTGCTGAAGTGGAAGCACTATTAGACGAATCTGTTGCACTGGATGCTGAGTTATTCTCAGACACTAGGGCATCGGCAGCTGAGGCTGCTGCATTAATCTCAGAACCTAATACAGAAGCTGCTGAGTTTGCAGCATCGACTGCTGATGAAGCTGCGTTAGTCTCGCTAGTACCTGCATTAATCTCGCTTGTTAAAGCATTAGTCTCACTTGTAGAAGCATTAAACGCACTAGTTGCTGCATTACCTTCAGAGGATAGAGCATTGACCGCAGAGTCTTCCGAATCACTTGCACTAACATCTGCGGTTATAGCACTCATACTAGCAGCCATAGCTGAAGTAGCTGATGACATTGCTGAAGTGGAAGAATCTATAGCCGAAGTATCAGAAGCTATAGCAGAATTAGCCGAATCCACAGCACTACCTGCTGCATTAGTTTCCGAAGTAGAGGCATTATTCTCTGACACTAAGGCTGCTGCTGCTGAGTTTGCAGCGTCTGTTACCGAACCAACAATAGAGGAAGCTGAGTTGGCTGCATCAGTAGCACTAGTTGCTGCATTAGTCTCTGAGGTAAGCGCATTAGTCTCAGATTGAGAAGCATTAGTTTCGCTTAGTAAAGCACTGGACGCACTTGCACTAGCATTAGTTGCAAAGGCTTCTGCTGCATTCATACTATTATTTGCATTCAGCGCAGAGTCGGAAGCT